CCGACGCGGAAAGGTTTGTAGTCGTGGCAGGGATTTTAATTAAAGTCTGGATTTTGTCCATCAATCCGCCGGCCTCTAGGCTTTGGGTAAGTTGGGCCTCGCCGACGGTTGCTTGATAACTGACCGAGTTGATGGTTACGGTCTGACCAATTTCCCCCACAATAGCCTGAGCATCGGCTAAGAACTCCGCTAATAGGTTTGCGTCCATACTATTGCGATGCCGGACAAGTTGCCTTTAGACCCCTCTAGATTGGCTCAGGAGGCGTTTTAATGGGTTACCCGATGCCCTGACCCCAACAGGCACAAAAAAGCCCCCGGTTAGGGGGGCCAGTTTGAAGCCCTTGCGGGCGGCGATTAGGCCGTGGTGAACTTGGTGAGGCTCGTGGCGCGACCGACAGCGGCTCCAAAGAGAAGCGTTGCGATTACGTTGTAGAAGCCCGCCTGGTCTTGGCCCATGAGAACCTGAATCGAAAGGCCGGTCTGAGGATCGGTAGCGATTGCGGATTCGTAGCCAGGGATTTCGGACAGAGGAACCGATGCGGCGCAAGCGATTGCGTCTGGGCCACAAGCAAATCCGGCAAGGGATTCGCTGTTCGTTGGGAGGGAATTCCACTGATTGACGTTCATGCCGGCGAGCGTACCGAACTTACCGCCAGTGATGACACCAGCGCCGAGGCCAGCGGCCGCGATGATGGAGGAATCAGAGAGGAGGGCGTTCAGGTAGGTGCTGTTAAGGACGAGGGCGTAAGGGCCTGGGGCCTTGGCGGTGTCGAGAACACCCTTAGCGGTTACCAATTCAGCGTAGCTGAGGGCGGCACCCGTGTTGGTCGTCGAAGAGTAGTTAGCAGTCGTGATCAGGGCGCCGATTTCAGCGAGGCACTTTTCAGCGATGGCGTTAGCGGCGGTAGGCACGAAGCTGTTAATCAGCAAAGGCATCCCGTAAGACTTAACGTTGAGGGGGGTGAACTTGGAAACAACCTTGAAGTGTTTCAGGGTGACCGTGGTAGCGGTGACCGTTGCGTCGTCTTGAGTTGCGTAGCCGGATGCACCGAATTCGGTAGCAGTCGAGACGCCGATGAGGGGAACCTGGACAGCGATACCCGCTTGGCTTTCGAGGGCCGAGAAGATGGAGCTGAAGGAGCTGAGTACGGGCAACTTTCCCTTGATTGATTCAAGGACTGCCTCGGCGAGAACGGCTGGGGCCGCGGTGATACTGTTTGCCATTTTATTATATAGTTATGAGTGGTTAGTAGGGTGAAAATTAGAGAGCGGCCTTGACGATCGCGGCCTTATTGGCGGCGTAGAATTCGGAACGCTCTTTGCTGCCAACAGGCAGGGAAAGGAAAGTAGCCAGGACATCGACGGCGTCCGCGGAGGGCTGGCTATCGGATGGGCTTAACTGAACAGGGGATACGCCTACCGATGCGGCAATCTTAGCGGCTTCCTTTGAGGCCGAGACTTTGCCGGCTTCAAGGGAGGAGATTTTGATTTCGAGATCAGCGGAGAAAGCCACGGCCTTTTCGAGGGCGGCGGCTAATTCAGAAACCTTAGCGTCCTTAGAGGAGGCATCTAGTTTAAGCGCTTCCAATTCGGAGGCGGCTCCAACGGTTAGTTTTTCAACTGCTAAACGCAAATCGTCACGTTCGGCGGTAAGGCCGGAGACGATGCTGATGCTCGATTGCAACTGTTCTTCGATTGTCATAGTAATGCGGAGATGGTCAAATTTGGCAACAGCCATCAGAACGAACGCAAGGCTTCGGAGAAAGAGTCAGCCAGCCCGGTGACTAAGCCACGGGCGGCGGCTTGCCGGCCTGAGAATGATTGGCCTTCCATCGAGTCGTCGGCGACCATCTTGCGCTTGTAGTTTACCGCGGCTTTAAAGTCGGCGTGGATGCCATCGACGTTAGCCTGGAGGTTGGCCATCTGGTCGTCGGTAAGGGAGGTGCCTTCAATTCCAGCTCCTTTGTAGATTCCGCTCTTGATGACGACCATCTTAATGCCCTGCATCTCGGCGGCTTTGGAGTAATCGGGAATGGCCATGTAGACGCCAATCGAGCCGACGGTGGAAGAAGGGGAAGCCACGACGCGGTCAGCAGCTGAGGCCAACCAATAGGCGGCCGATGCCATCTCGCTATCGGTATAGGCCATCGTCGGGCGTTGGATGCCGCGGATCTTGTTAGCCAATTCTTCCACCCCGGTAACGGTGCCACCAGGGGATGAGACTTGGAAAGCAATCTTAGTGACTTCGGGCATCGTCAGCATCGCGTCGATTTGGTCGCCAATGTCGTTAACATCGACGGCGCCCATCATCTTCTCAAGGGGAGAAAGTCGAGGGCCTCCAATCACGCCGATGATAGGGATGACGCCGACACCCTCCGCGGTGACGTAAGGCTTAGGGGCAACGCCAAACAGTTGGGCAAGCATATCGGTGAAGCCAAACTTTTCAGTCAGGTCAGCGTGGGCCTTGGCTTTAGCCGGGTCGATTAAAAGTGGCTCTCTGCCAGAAAGGCCGTTGGTAAGGAAGCGGGACATAGGGTTAGGGTTGGTTAGGGTCAACGGGAGGCGGAGGCAGATCTAAATTTTCTGCCGTAGCTTCTGAGATTTGGGAATTGTTTTGGCCTTGCTGTAGCCAGTTGAAGCCTGGCTTGTAAAGCATCCATACAGGTATCTTGGCCTTCTTTGCTTCATCAATCAGGAAGGCCATATCACCGGCGCGCTTCTGAGTCTCTTGCTTAAAATCAAGGCCCCTTTGGCTGTATAACTCGCTCATCGACAGGAGGCCCATCTCTACGTCGTTACGATCGTTAGCGGCGTCGCGGCCTGCATCAACCGTCACGCTCTTAGGAGTCGTCCAGCTGGTTTGATACCACTTAGGGTCATCGGGTAATTCACCCGCGGCAATACCTTCGCCGATGATGTAGCCCCAAGTTGGCTGACATAGCGAATCAATCAAGATTGTTTGATACTTGCCGAACACTCGCCCGGCCTTGGCGGTGATCAGGCGAACCGTAGCCCCGCCAATTTTGGAAGCGTCACCGACAAACTCGTAAGGCAAGACACCTTGGGCGATGTCACGCTCGAGCGCTGCAAGGAAGCCAGTGAACGCAGGTGAGGGACGGTTAGAGCTAAATGATTGGAAGTCCTCCCCGGGTTCAAGGGCTAAAATTTTCCCACCCATGCGGGCGGCAATGTTCTCATAACTGGAACCTGCGCCTAACTCGCTGGCCATGTCGCTATCGATGAAACCACCAGCTTTCTTGATAACTCTTGTGACGTCGCCCGCGTCTTTAAGGGCTAATTTTTCCAAGGCCAGGATGGTCATTTCGTCCTCTATGCTATCGAGCGAGTGTTGCAGCAATGGCACGCCGCGAGCGCCAGAAGCGTACTCATGGTCGACGATGTGCATCATGGACTGAGCCAGAATCTGGCGGTCAGTCCCATCCGACTTGTAAACATTGAAAGCCAATAGCTCACCATAAGGGCCGAACACTGCGCCGTCGTGCATACCGTCAGGCACCTTGCCGTTTAACGGATCACCGACTCTATGTCCTTCCATCAATTGCAACTTAGGTTCGTCATTGCCGTTACGCACCTTGGCAACGAAAGAGTCGCCGTCGCGAATCATGCCGCGGAGCATAATGCTTTGAACCTGGTTAAAACTAAAACGGTTAGTGATGTCGATACGCTGGCATTTCTCTGCAAAGTAAGCCTCATAGGCTTTAGAGTTTTCAGCGCTCTCCGCGTGGCTTTGCACCTTGATGCCGTCGCCGACGCTATAAAGAATCATGTCCGCAAGGATCTGCTTGAACAGTCCGCTATTCCGCTCGGCCCATCGGCAGCGCTTGACCATGTATAGCCGGTCATACGGCTTTAGGTCGCGACGTAAATCGGTCGGGTTGCCGCCGTAGACGCTCCGGCGCAAGCGGGTATGACCAACTGAATTCCAACCACCCTCCGAAGCCTGGGGCTTCAGCGTTGCTGGCTTCTTAGCCTCAGGCTTTTTAATCGAGGGCTTCTTGAGTTGGCGGGCCATAAGGTGGTTAGATGATGCTGTTATTCCAATTCGTATTCACGACAGATTTACGACTTCCGTAAACCGTAGGATCCAGCTTTGATAAAGCAAACATAGCCTCGGCCAACATCTCGCGGGGGGGCATGGATACAGCCTTGCTAACGCTGGTTCCGCTATCGGCATAGGAAGTCAAAGTAACACCGGCAGTAATCAGGGCTACTGCTTTGGTTTTGATTGCAAGGAGTTCGTCCTCAGTGAGTCCAATAAATAAGCCTGATGCCATATGAATTGCACGAAAGGTCAAATAGTGGGGAGGCCGACAGCCAAACAAACCATGATGCCCATGCCGACACACTTTTTATTACCTGCCGGCCTCCTTGCATTTAAACTACTAAGTCAGTCAGCGGAGTCAACTGACATTCCCGTAGGGTCACTATCAACCGTAGCCGTAGCATCCCGACCCACAACGCCCCATCGAACGGCTAAGACCAACCCCATAAGGGCACAGTCCCAAGCATGGTTACCATGCACATTACCCGAAGGCAGTATCCAGTGAGGCTTACCTGTACGCTGATCCTTTACGCGGATTTCCGAATTCAGCTGCTTAACGTACTCCCTGGCTGGCGTCGGCGCTTAGAATTATTTGCGACCCCGAAACAAAATTAGTCACCGTCTTGGCCTCGACTCAGTCAGGCAAAAGTTTGCTTCAACGCGTCTACTCGGCTTGGCAGATAGTCAACGCTCCCGGCCCTATGATGTTGCTCCAAGCTAACGACCCTGAGAGCAAGGATTTCTTTGTGCGCTACGTCAGGCCGTTGTGGAAACAATGCCCTCAGGTGCAGGCTTTGCTTTCTGAATCTGATAACGACAAAAGCACCACGGCAGATTTTAAAAACGGGGTGACCGTTTATTGCCGCGGGATATGGAATGAGAATAACTTGCAACGCTTGTCCCTAAGGACGGTGATCTGCGATGAAGCCTGGTTGGCGCCGCGGGGACACTTGGCAGAAGCGGCCGCTCGTATCACGGCATTCAGTTGGCTAGGCCGGGCAATCTATATGTCTCAGGGCGGGACAGTAGGCGATGAGTTTACAACGGCTCATAGCGGAACCGATTGCCGCGAGTGGTCGATGGCTTGCCCGGAGTGTAATTTCGTTCAGCCCTGGCGTTGGGAGTTTATTCGATTCCCTGAGGATGCTACAAATAAC